GCCCGCAAATACCTGTTCCACGAACGCAGTTTCGGGCCGGAGGGCCGTGAGGCGCTGGAATCGGACGAAGATGGCCGGTTGGTGCCCGTGGTGGACGAGAACAAGCCACTGTCGGAAACTGTGATCCCGATGCCGCAAACCCCGCTGTCACCGGAGATTTACAACATGTCGGAGATCGTGGAAGCCGACATAAACACTGTCAGCGGTGTGTCGGAGTACGCGCGTGGGCAGATGCCGGAGATCCGACGTACCGCGACGGAAGCGTCGATTATCGCTGACGCAGGTAACGCCCGCGCCGCGGACAAGTTGGCGATTGTGGAGATCGGCATTGGGCAGATTGCCCGTCGGGTCATCCAGTTGATGCAACAGTTTATGACCGGGGAGCAGATGGCGCAGGTGGCCGACAAGTCCGGTAACCTGTTCGTGCCGTATACCCGTGACGATATCACGGGGGAGTACGATTTCAGTGTTGAGGCTGGTTCCACGCAGCCGATCAACGACACTATACGCAAACAGCAGGCTGTGTCCCTGTTGAACGCTATGGCCCCGCTGGTGGGTACGGTTATCGACCCGGCAGCGTTGGCGAAGCACGTGCTGTCTAACGGGTTCGGGATCAAGGACCCGGACAAGTTTATGATGCAGCAACCACCGCAGGCCCCAGCACCGGGTGGTCCCGGTCAGGGTCCCGGTCAAGGTCAGGGTATGGGTCCCGGCACGCCGATGGCGCAGCCGGGGATGCCCATATCCCCCGGCCCGCAACCGGAAGGAGTGTTCGCCCCCAGTGGCGGCGTCCCTCCCGAGTTGCTGGCCCAGATTCAAGGACAGATGGACGTAGATCTTCCGTTCTTGTAACAGCGGGACAGTAGTCCCGTATTCATAGGAGCAACCCTTTGGACTCCGAGGAGAAAACAGAATAATGGATGAGGATGTTGAGGGAACCGTCTTGACGGACAGCCCGGATTCTTCAGTTGAAGTTCCACAGGAACCTGCTGGTGAGCAGTACACCGTGAAGGTGGACGGCTCCGAGGAGCAGGTCAGTCTGGGTGAACTTCGGGATGGATACCAGCGACAGGCGGATTACACACGTAAGACGCAGGAGTTGGCATCCGAACGTAACCGGTTACAGCAAGCGGAAGCGATAGTGCAGTCGTTGGAGGCAGATCCAGCGGGGACACTAGCGGCTTTGGGCGACGCATTCGGTGTCGGAGGGGCAACTGCCTCTCCCGCGGAGGTCACAGATCCGTGGGACGAGCCAGACCCCAGTGAGCAGCGAATCGCCAGTCTGGAAGCACGTTTGGCGCAGCAGGACCGGGTACAAAGACGACAACAGGTAGAGAGGCAGGTAGAACACCTCAAGGGTTCGTACGGTGAGTTCAATGCTACTGAACTGTACCAACACGCGTTGAAGCACAAGATTGGCAACTTAGAGGCGGCGCTGACACATATGCGCTATAACGATGTTGCCACAAAGGCCAACAAGTTGGAACAGGAGCAGGAGCGTACCGAAGCGAAGCGGGACGCCAGCATGGTGGAACCATCAGGTTCCAAGCAGGCTGGGTCTTCGACGGAGCCGGTGAGCAAACCGAGCAGTATCCGCGAGGCGTTCATGGACGCTAAGCGCGCCCATGCCTCGTAACACAGAGAGAGGTGACAGATAATGGCTGGTAACAGCAGTTTTGACGAGATTCTGTCTACCACCCTGAAGAACTACGTCCCGAAACTGACTGACAACATTTTCAGCGCACGACCATTGTTTTATGCGTTGACGAACGGTCAGACGATTCGGCGCATTTCAGGTGGGCAGGCAATCGTCGTCCCGATTATTTACGGGACAAACAGTACGGCTGGTTCGTACAGTGGCACGGATACTATTGACATTACGGCTCAGACGGGCATTAGCGCGGCTGAGTACGACTGGGGACAGTATGCGGCTACCGTTACGATTAGCGGTATTGAGGAAGCCAAGAACAACGGTGAGGCTCAGATCATCGACCTGCTGGAAGGCAAGATTTTCCAGACTCAGGAAACCGTTATCGAGAACATGAACACCATGTTCTGGGCTGACGGGACTGGCAACAGCAACAAGGACTGGAATGGGCTAGGGCTTATTGTCGGTGGAACGGGCGTGTCCCTTGGTGGGATCGACCCGACCGGCTCAGGCAACTCGTTCTGGAAGTCCACTGAAGTCGATCAGAGTGGTGCAATCACTGTAGCCGCCATGGCTAACATATATAACACCATTTCGGTTGGTAACGACCAGCCGACGATTGGCATAACCACGCAGGCTTTGTACGAGAAGTACGAGGCACTCTTGGAGAGCCAGATTCGGTACACGGATACCGATATGGCCGATGGCGGGTTCCAGAACCTGCTGTTCAAGGGCTGCCCCGTGACGTTCGATGATGCGTGTGCTTCAGGTCAGTTTCTGTTCCTGAACACCAAATACCTACAACTGGTGGCTCATAGCGATGTCTGGTTCAAGCCGACACCGTTCGTGCGTCCCACCAATCAGGACGCTGTGTTCTCACAGTTGCTTTGTTATGGACAGTTGACGTGCAGCAACCGCGCACGTCAGGGTTTCATGCACTCGGCTACCTGATAGACGGTTCGTTACCACGGGAGGCAGCATGGCACGGGGTTTCGCATACGCATACAAGAGGGGCCAGCGCCCCGCAGATGAACCTGCGGGTAACTATAAGACGCTGAAACCCGAAGGTCACGCCGTTGGGCCTGACCGACGTATACATCGCGTGAACCCCACCCCCACCCATGTTGCCCCCGTGGTAACACCATCTGAGGAAATCACCCCCGAACCAGACGACGAATAGGGGGTTGTGTTGCAACTCAGCGACATGCGCGACTATGTGCGGAACATAGTTGACATCACCAGCAACGACATTGCTGACACGACTATGAACACGTTTCTCCGTGAGGGGTATGACGTGATGGTCTACTCTGAGAAGCGTTGGCCGTTCTACGAGGTCGCTACCACATTCGACACAGTGGCGGACCAGAAGGACTACACGCTGTCGGACGTGGCGACCAATCTCAGCATCACCCACGATGGGGTGACGTTCTCCGGGGCGAGCGCCCCAAAGAACGTGGGGTTGCGGGAAGTGGCTGCGATGAAAACCACCAACCACGTGTTGGAGTTCATCGGCTACGACGACGCCGACATCGTGTACCCGTTGGAGTCCAACACCACAGGCGACCCGTGGTACTGGTCGATGTGGGGTGGCACTACTGGTGCCATGACACTACGGCTGTACCCCACCCCCGGCGGGGTGAAAACCATCTCCGTGCGCGGGTACAGGAACGCTATTGAGTTCGGCGGCAACGTGGTTATCTACCGTGCCGCTATTGCCGACGCGAACACCCCGGATTTCCCCGACCCGTTCGACAACGTACTCTCTTTATACGCTATTTACCGCTCCTATCAGCAGCAGGAGGACGCCGGGATGGGGCAGCAGTACTACGCCCAGTTCGTGGCGGAGTTGGACAATCTGCGGGCACGGTTTGAGGACACTCCGGCACCGCAACCGATCAGGTTGAACTCCATGCGGGCGTCACGTTGGCGGTCCCAGTCGTGGCTGCCTGCACGGTTGCGCTATTCGTGGGAGTAGCGGATGCCCCTTCAGGCAAGTCTCCCCAAAATCCAGCAGGCTGAGCCGTACCGGTACGACGAACGTGCCGATTTCACTGGTGGCCTGAATCTTCGCGCCGACCAGTTCAATCTGGGACCCACGGAATCTCCCGGTTTGTTGAACGTGGACGTTGACCCCCGTGGCGGTGTGTCACGGCGCAACGCCATAGACGTGTTGAACACCACGGCTCTGGGCGACACGATCTACAGCCTGTTCCAGCACTCTGATGCGTCCAACAACCAGATTATTGCCGCTGTCAAGAGCAGCAGTAACTCCAAGTTGTACTGGAACAACGACGCTTCTGGGGACTTTGAGTCAACGGCTGTGGCATCTGCCGCAGCGACAGTACAGTTCTCCGGCACACAGCGCCCACAGGCGGTCACTTTCAACGACACCACATACGTGGTCAACGGCAGCCTATTGGCTAGCGAGGGCGCCAAGTCGGCTGTGGCGTGGGCCGGGTCGAACAACTGCACCACGCTGACACCCGACATAGACGGCTCCGACGGGCACTTTCCGTGCGCCCGGTATGTGGCTACGTGGGGGCAGTTCGTGTGGGTTGGTTACACGGTGGAGTCCGGTACGACGTACAAGAACCGTATCCGGTTCTCGGCGGTGAACGACGGGGAAAACTGGACAGCAACCGACTATATCGACATCGACATCGGTGAGGACGGCGACTACATCACGGCGATTTTGCCGGACGCCGACCGGCTACTGGTGTTCAAGCAGAACAGCGTGTACGCGATCTACGGGTTCAGCCGGGATTCGTTTGAGGTACGCAACATTTCGCGCACCGCCGGATGCCGGGAGGGGACGAACCCGGTGGCTTCCACTGTGGGCGTGTTCTTCTGGTATGGCGAGGACGGGGTGTTTCTGTTGACGTACGACAACGTGGTTTGGGCGTTTGAGCGCATCAAACCGTCGTTGG